GACCGTTTGCCCATTTAGGTAGCTCACACATCAACGCCTCAAACTCAGCCAAGCTTCCATGATCGCTTGGCACATCGGCAATAATTTCATCGTGAACGTGCAAAACAACGGGGTAGTTAGCATCTTCTAATCGAAGAACGGCTTCGGCTAAAATGTCACGGGCTACCGCTTGAGTAATTGATTGAACCAGTGAGCCGCCATACATTTTTATCTGACCCCACTTGTGGATGTGGTTGTTCATGCCCTCGTACACCAGCTCAACACCTCTATCGCTTGGCTGTATCTTAGCGTTGGGGAATGAAAGTATGCGGTTTGAGGGAAGCTTGAACAGTAAGTCCCCATCCAACACCTTGAATGAGCCTTTGCACGTTTCAAACTCTGTACCGTAGCTCACGGCATTCTTTGCAGCTCTCTCAACATCCGACCAAAGTTTGACGATGTTAGGGTTAGCCTCGCGCCAATCGTTGCGTATTGTTAACGCCTGACTCTCTGTCACTTCAGCACCATAGGCTTCGGACATCTTCTGGAATGCTTTAACACCCCCTTGGTAACCCAATGCCAGTGTTGCCACCTTGCCGACAAATCGTTGGTCGTAATTGATATCACCGTACGGTATTCCGTACATGTTTGACGCCGTTGCTTTATAGATGTCTCGGCCTGATCGGAAGACATCAAGAACGTCTTCACTGTCTGATAGCCACGCTAAAACTCTGGCCTCAATGCTTGAGTAATCTGCAACCACTAACCTGTTGCCGCCCGAAGGTATCAGCATCCCGCGCAAGCACGACGCCAATGCATCCATCGGATCACCCTTGATCACTTTCGGATCACGCTGACGCATCAGCTCAATCACTGCATCGACATCATCAACATTTGGGCGTGGAAGGTTTTGAGGTTGGAAGTGTCTGCCCACCCATCGCCCAGTAGCGGCCCCGTGGTATGTCAACACGCCATGCGCTCGACCATCTTGGCCTAAACACTTCAGCATCGCTTCAAACTTCTTAGTGCTGGTGCGGCTCAGTGACTGCCGTATTTTAAGAAACTGCTTAACGATTTTTGTTGCAGATGGATCATCTAACGCCGCAGCAATGGTTGCTTTGTCATAGGCTTTTAGCTCATAACCTTGCTCGGCAACCCAGGCCGTTGCTTTGGCTCGACTACCCGTTGAATCCATCGAACCGTTTGTAATTTCGTATATCTTTTTGTTACACCGGACAGTGTGTTGATCAATGATATCAAGCGCATTATCTATGCTTTCTTTATCAAGCCGAACACCTCTCCAGTTAATGACTTGATCTGTTATCCAAACATCAACTTCTGAGCCTCTAAGGTTTCTAAGCCTTGTGCGTATCTCTCGCTCTGCCACCACATCTTGGATGCAGTAGTCACATAATTCTTTAAACATATCCGGGTCTTGTCTGCGCTCACCACGATATGGCTTGCATAGACGTTGTATTAATAACTTTCCGCGCTTAGATTTAACATCATCACCGCTCAACCCAAGTGCCTCGCCACACTTACCCAATGCGCGGGGGTAAGCTTGTGCGGCGGCAAGTGCTGCACTGTCACGCCACTGGGATATGGGAATAGACGGCCACCCAAGGGTTTGATTCCAGATCGACATCTCAAAAAAGCTATTCCAAGCCCACGCCGTTGCGCCTTGCTCGATTAAATCGAAAAGCCTTTGCGGTAGTGGCATGTCTGGTGTCCAGAGGGTAGGGGACTCGTCACCTAACGCCCACGCTAAACACAACACCTCGGTTGTATCATGGTCAGCGTAGGCGTAGGCTCCGGCCTTAAAAATGTCGCACTCTGAGTAGGTCTCAAAGTCCATCGTAATGTTCATATAAGGGGCTTCCGTAACCACTTTTGGCTAAGACTTAGCACAATAGGGCTTTCTTTCCGTTTCGACTGGCTAGACCTGTTGGTCTCTCGCTTTTTCGGTAAGAGGTCATCGTCAGTAATGACAACTCCGTGGCCTCTGGCTTTTTTCATACCCATCCGATTTTTTAAAATGCGATATGAAATCCCCGCTTGCTCGGAAATCACGGCAACGATGACATCTTTCATGTAGTGTTCTGGAAATCGTTCACCTACGTATGTGTAGCTTAAGCGGGGTTTCATCGTCAGTCCTTAACTCAAAAAGTCGTCTTCGGCTTCAACATCCGCATCTTGCTCGGATGAGATGTCATCAAAAACCGTCTCGGCTTTAATCCCGCCAGCGCCAAAGGTCTCTCCGTCCTTCACAAACTGTAAGGCGTTGAGGTTTGCCGCGACCCTCTTCCCCCATTTATTGTCTTGAATCCAAAAAGAAATTGCAGCGTTAACGTAGCATCCGGCATAAGGACGGCCATCTTCCTCAACTAAGGGAGTTCGATCTCGGTCTATAACCTGTGGACGTAATCGTGAGGCGCATGAAATATACATGGCGTTTTCATAGCCGTCATAAGACTTCTCTTTTCCGTCGTTCATACAGATTTTTAACCCGGCTGGTATCTCGCCGTTAAAACCCGCAAGAGCGGCTTCTTTGATTCCTTTTTTAAAGGACACTATCTGTGCTTTATCACCCTCTTTATCCAACAAAAGATTACAGCTAAATTTAGGTGCTTGACCTTCATTAAAAGCTTTAGGTGTCCAAATCTCTGGGAAAGATAGTCGTGCATTCTTGATCATTATTACGCTCATTTATTTATTCCTGTATGTCTGAAAAGTATGTGGCAACATCGGGCTTAATCGCTGGTCGAGGGTCACTCTCCAACGCAAGACTTGGTTTGCCTTCGGGTTTAAAGCAGAGTTCGGTAACCTCTGCGGCTCTCGCTTTTCCAAGCAATTTCTCTGCTTGAGCTGGCGAAATGAGTTTGCTACTACGCGATTCGTCGCCCAGTAACTTAATTAGGTGTGTTTCTGCGTTTTTATCATTAACCCACTTGCGCTGAGATCGACCCTGTACGAGCTTGTAGCCGTCCAAGATGCCACCATCAAAGAGAATCTTTTGTGCGTGCTGTTGAACACCTCGCGCCCACCCTATAAGCGCATCCATCTTCGGAACCAGCTTAGATATCTCATCGGGGGTAAGGGTGTGCGGAACTTGCAGAAGCAAAGGCTCTTCGAGATTGTCAAAGTTTGACAGTGTGAGGTTGTAGTTGTGCTTTGCTAGGGCTCGACATACAGGCTTGGCTCTGCACCAGCGGCACGCTGTGACCGATGGGTTAAATTCAGGATCAATGCTCATTGTTGCAAGGGCGGCGGGGCGCACCTCATCCTCGGCCCACTTCAACAAGTCTTTTGCTCTGATAGAGTAGGTGTCGATATGATCAAGACGGGTTTGAACGATGGTCATCGTCACGACATCAACTTCGTCGCCAAACATTTCTAAAGCGCCAAGACCGTACAACATAAGCTGTGAGTTTTTTTGTGCAGACACTTTGATGCCTGTGCCGTATTTCAGATCAATAATGTTTAAAACGCCATCATCAACAGCGACACAATCAGCGGTTCCAAAACCGCCATGCGCCCAGCGGGAGTAATCTACCCGAAGCTCATAATATTTTTTACCGGTATGCATGTTGCAGTAATCGACGTACTTGGAGACATGGTCTGCCATCTCCTCATCGACGATCCAACCTTCAACTTCTACACCTATATAGCTTTCCGGTGGTCGCTGACTGTTTAAGCACATCTCTGCAAGTTCGTGAGCGGCTGTACCTTCTCTTGCAAAGTCAGAACCCTCGTCTTTAGGCATTCCGCTTTCAGCTAAAATGCTCCCAGAGCAATTCATCCATTTGCTTGACCCGCTTGCGCTTAAAATTGCGTGTGCTGCCATCTATTCACTTCTCCAATTTATTTATGCACTATCAATACAACAACCTGTTGTCTGGTTGACATGGTAATAAGAGTCAACTACAGTGTCAAGCACAACACGATGTTGTTTGGTTATAAATATTGAATTAGTCAAAAATTAACAGGAGATTTATACAATGCTACATATCAGTATCCATGCACCCGTCGTGCAATCTGCACTGGATAACGTGGTGGTTCACTCGTTTCTTAAGAACGACAGTTCACTAGCGAGAACGCTAGATGTTACTAAGCAAGCTCTTAGCAAGTGGCGGGTATCTGGGTTGATTCCAGCACACCGCGCACTGCAAATGGAACTGCTTACAGCCGGTAAGGTGAGCTGGAAAGACTTATGCCCAGACATCGTTGAAGACTTCAATAGAAAGGAGCCTGTGTATGCCATCAATAGATAAGAATCGAGCTAAATATTACTTCTTTAAGTGGTCGGCCAATTTGCTAATGGGGATTAGCGGATTATTGCTTTGGATCAGCAAGCAGATCGATAAGGCTGAAATCGCCGTTATGACAAAGGCGTCAAAATATCTATAAAGGAAAATAATGATGGGGTTTTTACAAGAATTCGGACACAAGTTAGTCGAGCAAGGTTACGAAATTGTGCCGATTATGAAGAACAAAAAGGCACCGATGCTCTCCGGTTGGCAGGACATCAGATCAACGCATGAGGATGTCGATGCGTGGCTATCTAACGGCCATAAAGATGGCGGTGTGGGCGTCTTATGCCGGAACACGATAGCGGTTGATATCGATTGTTACGACAAGAACCTAAACAAAAAACTAGTGATGTGGCTGGAGGAAAACGTCGGCACATCACCTGTCCGGTACGGTAATTTTCCGAAATGCATCCTACCTTATAGGGTTGAGAAAACATTTAAGAAGATTAGAAGTTGTGAGTATGAGGATGCGATGAGCACCACTCACGCTGTAGAGATACTGGCCGATGGTCAGCAGTTTGTAGCCTATGGAATGCACCCGACAACGCAAAAGCCTTACCGCTGGAACGCGACTCGCGGTGGCATTGCTGACCACGCGCAAAACTCTCTCCCTTTAATGACGAAAGAGAAGGCAGAGGCTTTTGTTTCTTATTTTGAACAATGCGCCGGTAATGAAACAAACTGGGAGCTTGCGCGGAAGGGCGTATCTCCTATAGAGGTAGATCCAGATGACATCACCATGTTCAAACCCAAAATGGATGTCGATGAGGCCGGTGTAAAAGAGCTTCTTGCCTCAGTAGACCCCGACTCGCATCACGACGAGTGGGTCAAGGTTGGCATGGCACTGCACCATCACTTCGATGGCACTGACACTGGCTGGATTATCTGGGACGAGTGGAGCTCGGACAGTAGCAAGCACCGCGACGGTGAGTGTGAGCGTCGATACGCGACATTCGACACGAAAGGTCGAGCGCCAGTAACAATGGCGTCAGTCAAACAGATGGAAAAGGCCGTCGTCTCTGAGAAGGTCATCGAGGAGCGACTGCCAAGAATGCTTAAAGAGTGGGCATTTGTCCATGTCGAAGGCTCGGCCCGTGTTATCCGTGAGGATGTGAGCAAGGGCAGTATCGTCCTTTACAAGCTCG